ATAGGGGAGGCCGTTACAGGCAACTGCACCTCATTAAGTATATCAACAACCATTCCATTGAGATCAGTACAACTAACCTTGTCGGAATCTACGTCACCAAAACTATTATCTAGGTCATCAACCCGACTAGATAAATCGTACAGCGTTCTAGCCGCAGTATCAATGGTATCCGTGATGTTCTCCACAGTGGTATCGATAGTATCCAACCGCTGCAATACATCGGAATCACTGACACCCTGACCGAGTTCCTCACGAATGTTTAGAATGATGCGCTCAACCTCCATAACAGCCTCCTTCAATAAAAGAATATCACTCTCCAAACGCGACACAGTTCGAGAGTTGACTCCAGATAAATACTCTAAGTCATCTAGCCTACGCTTCACAAAAGCACACTCAGATTTAGCCATAATCCTATCGTCAATCCACGCTTCAACCATACTAATTAAATTATCCATTACTCTGCCTCCTCTGGCATTACTTCAGTTATAGAATCACATATCTCCAGTGCATCGTTCAATGCTTTATCACCTTCCTTAAGCCTATCTGCTGACAACATCATCAACATAAACTCCAGCTTAAACCTTGCTATTGGTTTAACTATGTCGTATTTTGTATAGGCATACTATACAAAAAGCAAACAAGTTAAACCAATTGGAACAGCGCTTACCGGAAGGTTTGCTAGCGGATTCGCCTTTAGTTTTCATACCATCTTCTCCCAATCAGCGGGTGTCATACCCGTCATAATAAATTCACGTTCATCAGCACTCAGATCAGGCATAGCGTTTTGAATAAGCATACCACCCTGCCATCGTGCAATCTGAACCTCAGTTACAGACACATCCATTGTGTTAATCATGCCCGTCATGGGACTTGTCTTAGTAATAATCATACATCACCTCTATTATAGATAGCAAAAGCCAAATCATAATCCCACTCTTCGGGGTAGTCACTCATCTCGTGCGCCCCGTTAATAGCAGCCAAATCAGTATCAGATACAACCTGATCAGCTTGACAAACACTACCCTTACCATTGATACGCTGACGCAATATCTGAAAGACAGTGCAACCCTGCACAGTGAAAGCCTTACCTGCTTGCTTATAAGACATACCCGCAACATCATGCAACAACTCTCTTTCCCACGGCTCACCACAATGTGGACAATAAATATCAAACATAATAAATCTCCAGTTATAATTGATTATAAGGTTATAGGTTAACAACATTAATCTTATCATACTTACTTACATAACGATTCGCAAGCGCACCATGCACCTGAATCACAATACTAGGCTTGTCACCTGCACCATCACACAAGCCACAGTCTACACACTGCACACCACTGGTATCATTAGGACAAATGATCTCATTAGGTAGCACCTGATCAGTATCACTAGTAACCCTGAAGGTACGGAACCCTAGACCATGCGCCTTCTGTGCCATCTTGGGTGTCTCAACACTGATCATATTAATCCCAGCCATACGCCTATCAAACGAACGATCATTCATTTGATGAGTATACCCCGTAGTCATACTAGGTTTAATGTTATCAATCACATCAGCCCAGACCTCATAGGGTACAGCGGCAGGATCGCCATAACTACCGAACCGAATCGGTTTACCCTGTAACTTATCATAGCTTGTAATTCGATTATAAGAGCCACGCTTGTAAGCACGATAGATAGAGAGAGGCGCTTGAAAGGTTTTAACATAACAAGACCCACCTACACTAGGGCGTTGGGGACAATTCCCACATACAGCGGCATCAGCCCCAGACTTCACAGCTAGATGCGGTTCTGTATCAGCCAACAGAATATACATCTGCACCATGTCACCAGTCTTAGGATTCTTACTATCCCATGTAGCTATGACCACAATAGGGTCACCAGTTAGAAGACTATTACCTTCCCAAACAATTGCACCTGCCATCATAATTCTCCAGTTATTACTGCATAAAGTACCAGACCGAACCAAGTGGTAGCGATCACCGAACATAATAGAAACATCTCCATTAAGAATCTAGCTAAATCAGACATAATAAACTCCAGTTATAATTGATTATAAGACGCTGGCGCGATACAACAGCCAACCATACCATACACCATGACAAACCATGGCACCGAATCCAATCACAATCCAACCGATAGCTTGAGCCATCAACTGAGACCTACGCTCACGCTTGAGCATTTCTTTATACGCATTATTCATAGTTACATTACCCGTACCTAATTAAAGTTACCCTAAAAGAGACCGCCCAAGTAGGCGCGGCCAAGGACTGCTAGGGGAGTTAAAGCCTACTGATAAAACCTACGCCTCCGATGTGCAGGTTCTACAGTATTCCTTATAATTGATTATAATTCGCCAAGTACCAGAGAGCCAGCATCCTTCCACTCCCAATAGTAGCCTTTGGCGTGCGCCCATTCCTCAATCTCAGGATGGATAAACATCTCCCAATAATCTACCAAGCCGTCGCCTTCCTCAGCTGATAGATGCAATGCGCCATCTATCCAGAACATATGCGGTTTAACAGTATGCTTTTTGATTATATATTTCCCGCTTTCATCCAGCACCATCTCTTCGCAAAGCGTGATCGTTGGGACTTTCTTTTCCCAGTTTGCTTCTGTTATCTTCATCTTTAAAACTCCCGTTTTATGGTTGTTGGTTCTGTTATAATCCAATTATAAGACTCGCTTATAACTCGATTATAACAGCCCCTAGCGCGTCCATGCGTGGGCTGTCAGTCATTACTTTTGCGCGGCTTCGATTAGGAACTTGAACATGCCGCGAACTTCGACATCATCCGTGGCGTTGAACATTTCAGAGGCCATTTTGAGGTAATGCGCTTTCTTCTCATCGACTTTCTCAGCACGTTTGCGGGTTGGTGCCGCGACCAGTTCGCCATCTTTTACCTTGGTCGCATGTTCGCCAATACCGCGCTCAGTATTAATCGCCTTGGTGATCTTGTTCAGAGCGGTTCGCCATGATGCGAGATTATCGGGATGCGCTGTCTCGATATGTTGATCCATGTTCACAATAAACTTACCGGCTTTAGCGTTTCCATCTATGTGCGCTTGAAATACTTCAGCAATTAGGTCTTGAATAGTTGCCGTAGTGTTAGTTGCATTAACGTAGTCTGTGGCTAGTTCGATTGCGCGTGCTTTAGTTAAGTTGCTCATAATCATTCTCTCTCTTTAGTTATAGGGTGGCAAAATGCCGTTTGTGTTTCGCGTTTCGTTGAGCCCATTCTAGCGCCTAATTCTAGGCTGTCAACATCTTTTGCATTATAATTGATTATAAGGTCATTTAAATGCAGACTCATATGGCGGTATTGGTCACAAATTAGGTATTGACTTTGACGTTCAAGTATGCATTCAAGGGTATTGGCACTGTCTATGTCAATAGTTGGATGGCCTTAGATGCTTCTATGTTGCCCTCTCGCTGGCGTTCTCTCAGGGTATAGCGTGGCATGGGTCTAGATTAGCGTGGCTTATATGGGCAGCGTGGTAGGCTCTCGATGTTATGTCATAGGCTGTGCCAATTGTTTATAGGGGCATATTAAAGACTATATTAATATATATAGATATAACAAAGGCTTATGGATTTGAGATAGTCATAAGTATGGATGATGTAGCACACACGCCCAGCCGCTGGAGAAATCGCAAGGTAATGACACAAGCTATGCCAATACTTCCCAGGTTGTGGCAGTGACTATGCCAATACTATGCAGATGATAACGATTCTCATTCGCAAACGCTAATGCAAATGATAACGATTCTCATTAGCACCCCCTACCCCCTTATCGCTACAGCACTGCATCGGGGGAAAGGTTCGACGCTCTCTCTGGCGAGATTCTGAAACTTCCATGACCCTTAATCATCTTACAATAGGAGGCAGTGAATTAATTACAAATACTTCTTTACATTTGAGTCAAAGTGTGCTATAATATATCTATACAGACAACAAAGTGAATAGGGATTAACTGAAGATGATATTCAGTGATTGACATCCTCCTTATAACTATTCACATCGTCTATAACAACTATGTAACAATGTGTCGTGCATGTACCGGCTACATCGATCATGTACCGCTAGAGGTAAAGATGACAGAACAAGACAAAGCAATGCGTAAGAAGGTTAATCTCTTAAAGAAGAGTGATCCTTCAGAGTATGATGTGAATGAGAACTTCCTTCAGTTTGTCGCGTATTATGTTGAGTCAGGTAGTGCCAGAGAAGCATGGGTGCAAGCAGGTTATTCACCTAACAGTGCTGGTTCTGCTATGTCACGTTTACGAGACAACTGGCGTTTAGTTGAATCAATGGTTAAAGAACGTATAGGCGCTCATGTCCCTATGGCGTTGTCAGGTATTATTGAGTTAGCTCAGACAGCTAAGCAAGAGTCTATTAGATTAAAGGCTCAACAAGACATTCTCTATAGAGCTGGCTATGATAAGCCTATGGAGATGGTATTAACAGACAAGGATGCGAAAGACCTTAAGGACGATGAACTACAGAAAGAGCTATTAGCAATCTTAGGTAAGAACCACACCATCGATGTTAAGGCAGAAGAAATACACTAACTCTACCGTAAGGCGAGACAATGATATTACAGTTTAACAGAGATAACTTTGATTATCTTAAATCAGAAGTTGAAGAACAACGCATCCTAATCACAAAGTTAACAGCAGCACTTGCTCTAGCTAACACAGAAAAGCCTAAGACTGCGAAGAAGAAGAATGCAACTAAGTCCTGAACAGGTAGCTAAGCTGCCGAAGGATCAACAGGTCAGGTTGCTAGAGCTGCTGAAGGAAAAGGAAGAAAGGGTTCGCTTTAACAAGAAGGATCATTTCAACCTATATGAATGGCAGCGAGGACTAGCTAACTCCACCAAGGATGCACATCAGGTGTTGGCGATGTGTGCTAACCAGATTGGTAAGTCTACCAGTGGAGCCTACATCACAGCCTGTCACTTAACAGGGATATACCCTGATTGGTGGGAAGGCAATAAGTTTGAGAAGCCCATATACTGTTGGGCATCTGGTGTATCTAATGACACCACAAGAGATATTCTACAGACAGAGCTATTTGGTCTTGCAGAGAGTGAAGAGTCTTTCGGTACGGGCATGGTTCCTCTGACGATGATTGGTGAGAAGACTAGAAGGCGAGGCGCTACAGGTAACACTTACGATAGTGTTATGGTACAGCACCACGATGTTAATGGTAAG